AAAAAGCTATGGTATTGGGGTGTTGCCAGGAACATCGACGTTTACAAGTGCGCAAATTGTAACACATGGCTGGTGGTACAATGGTTCAGGGTATTTTGCATCACTAAACCCGTTTCATATTCCGTTTAAAACCAATAAACGTAAATCCCCTGTAACGGTTATTTATAGCCCTACAATAGCCACATCAGATCGCTATAACTCCTATTACAAAAATGGTGCATCTGCACGAGTGGCAATTGGTTCGCCAGCTACATTTACAAGTGACTATAACACCATTACACAAGGAACCTATAGCGTAGGATTTGAGCCTAAAAAAAGTGCTTATTTAACTACTTTTTCAGGTTCTGCTAATCCGTATTCATTTTTTAGCATTTACCACTTCACAGCTGATGCCAGACAAGGCGTATAACTTACAAGGAACAATAAAATGACCGTTCAATACAATAGTAATTATGACTTAACATTGCCGTTTAGCGACAGCAGTGCACAACCTGATGCCACGGCTTATGTTGGTATATCATTGCGTAAATTGCCCTAAAAAAAGGAATTCACATGGCTATAAACACTAAAAAATTTTCAGAGTTTACCGATGGAGGTGACTTAGAAAACAATGAAATAACGGTTGGGTATGGCGGCGGTGATAACATTCGGTATAACAACCCTTGGACGTTTTTAGCCAGTGGCTCCACAGGTGAGCGCCCCGCTGTTAACCCTAACATGCATTATCGTTTGCGCTTTAACACAACGCTTGAAGCTTATGAGTTTTATTCACCAACATCCGTTGATTGGGTAACCATTGAAACCTCTACAATAAGCAGTGTGTTAACGCTTCTAGCCAGTAACGCAATAGGTGAAGGCGCAAGTTTAATCGGTCTACAAGACCAAGGCAGTGTAAGCGGTCAAACCGTTCAAGACCTTGCTAACAACACGTTAATTGCCAAGGTTGATGATGGCACGTTAGTCAACGGCACTTACATAGGTAATTTAACATCAGGCTTGCTAGTAGGCACTAACACCACCGGTGACCTACTTACACGTGAAATAACCGGCACTGCTGACCAAATTGTTGTAACTGATGGCGATGGATTGTCAGATAACCCAACAATTGGCATTGCAGACAACCCTACTATTCCGGGCACATCAGGGTTTCAATTACCTTCTGGTACAACAGCCCAACGCGTCGTTCCTGTCAGCCCTGCAATTAATTTGCGGTATAACACGGATTTACAGCAACTCGAATACTATGACCACTCAACAACAAGCTGGTCACAAATACCAGGCAGTGCAACCGGTGTTTATTTAGAGCTGTCAGGCGGCACAATGGCCGGCACCATTGACATGGACAGCAACACCATTACCAATTTGCCTGCGCCAAGCACAACAAGTGAACCAGCAACCAAAGGTTATGTGGATGCAATTGCGTTTAACACACACCCTGCCTGTAACTACGGCAGTACTGCAAACCTGACAGGCTACACTTACGATAATAATGGTACTGGTGTAGGCGCAACGCTTACAGCAGGAAGTAACGGGGCATTTTCCATTGATGGCTCAAGCCCTGCATTAAATGACCGCATTCTTATCAAAGACCAAACGGCGCAGGAAGAAAACGGCATTTACACACTGACACAAGTTGGTGATGGTTCAAACCCTGCTATCCTTACGCGTGCCGATGACTATGATGAGGCTGGCGACATGGACGCAGGCGACCAAGTAGCGGTTGTTGGCGGCACTGCATTGGCAGGCTCGCTTTATATGATGACACAAACAGCCGCCATTGTAGTCGGCACAACTGCGATTACTTGGATTAATATTTCTGTTCCTGAAAATGTTGTAACAATCGATGGCACACAAACTATTACAGGCGCTAAAACGGTTGATGATTTGACGCTTGGCAGCGATATGGATGCCGACAGCAACAAAGTTACCAACGTAACCGACCCTACAAACCCGCAGGATGCTGCAACTAAGGCTTATGTTGATGCAATCGATTTTAATTCCAGTGCACTGACACTTGACGTCAATCAAACATCACATGGCTTTTCTGTGGGTGATGTCCTGCGTGTAGATGGCGCAGGCACTTATACAGAAGCACAAGCCGACAGTGCCGCTAATGCCGAAGTAGTGGGCATTTGCAGCGCCATTACAGATGCTGATAACTTTACATTAATCAGCAGCGGTTACATTGATACGCTAAGCGGTTTAACGGCTAACACTACTTATTTCTTAGACCCTTCAACAGCCGGTGCATTGACAGCAACAGAGCCAACAACGGATGGTCAAATTACCAAACCTGTTTTAATTACTGACAGCACAACAAGTGGTTTTATGTTTAACATGCGTGGGCTTGAAATAGGCACAGACCCTGTAAGCGGCACAATTGTTCAAGTTGTCGAAGATACTTATTCTACCTACTCAAGCACAACATCAGTAATCCCTTATGATGACACGATTCCCCAAAGCTCAGAGGGAACGGAGATATTAAGCCAAGCAATTACCCCTACTGACTCCAGCAACATTTTAGTATTTGAATATGGAATTGGTGTAAACAGGATTGCATCGGGAGAAGGAATTATTGCTATTTTATGCACTAGTGATAGTTCTGACGCGTTGCAGGCTTCACTGGTTAATGCTGTATTTGGTTCATCGTCAGAAACATCTAGCGGAACGTATAGTTATCAAATGACAGCAGGAGGAACAAGCAGTATTACGTATAGTGTAAGAGTAGGTACTACCGGGGCGTCAACTGCATACATCAACGGCACATCCGGGGGGCGAAAGTTTGGCGGCGCTTCTTCTTGCTACTTAAGAATCACGGAGATACAACCATGATAAATTTGGTTATTGAAAAAGTTTATGGTTACAAAGAGGGGCTTACTTGCGACCTTGGCAATAATGAAATTATTAACTGGCCTTACGATGCGCCAAAGCCAAGCAAAAATGAAATAAATCAAATGTTAACAGAGTACAAGCAATCAATTGAAAATGCTAACAAAGCAAAAAATGAAATGCCTACACTAGACGAAAAAATTGACGCTATTTTTGAAATGCTGGCAAACAATGACAGCACCAAGCTTGATAAAGTCAAAGCCAAGGTGGCAACAGTCAAACAAAAATACGGAGTTGAGCGATGAAAGCATTAATATTAGACAACAAAGTTCATCAAGTAGTGCCTGATGGCAATGAATTTCCTGTCCATGAAAGCATGAAGTGGATTGATTGTGCACCCGAAGTGCAACCGGGCTGGGTGCTGATTAACAACGTTTTACAAAAAGACCCTACAGTTATTGCTCAACGTAAACGACAAGAGTCACCCGAAGAAAAATACAAACGCGAAATGCCAAGCGTCCAAGAGCAGCTAGACGACCTGTGGCAAGCGATGGAAGACGGTGTATTGCCTAAAAACAACGCGTTTTATCAAAAACGCAGGGCGTTAAAAGATAAACATGGGGTATAACTTATGAGTTCATACAGTGCATTTACAGCCGGAAGTATTGCCGGTGCAGCAGGATTATTAACAAGTGTACAAGTAATTACTGCTAGTGGTACATGGATTAAACCGAATGGTATTAGGCAAGTTCTAGTGTATGTTGTTGGTGGCGGTGGAAGTGCTGGCGGCTGCGCGGCAACGGCAATCAATGGCGCACAATCATCTGGCGGCGGGGGTGGTGGTTGCGCTATTAAACTCATTGATGTCAGCAGCACTTCATCTGAAACTGTAACGGTGGGAGCTGGTGGCGCAGCTACCGCAGCAGGAAACAACAACGGTAACACAGGCGGAACTTCATCTTTTGGAGCGTTTTGTTCGGCAACAGGTGGAGCTGGAGGTCTTGGCGCAGCTGCATCGTCCAGCATACCAGATTATCAAGGTGGGGCGGGTGGCATCGGTTCTGGCGGTGATATTGACTTGTCAGGCACAGCAGGCGGAGCTGCAATGCACACTAATGTTGATTTTTTTTCTCGCGGTAACTTTGGAGGCTCCAGCTTTTTAGGGGCAGGCGCTCAAGTCCCCGTTTTCCCGGGTGATGGAAACCCCGGCGTTGACCCCGGTGCAGGTGCAAGTGGCGGCGTAAGCGGAACATCAACGGCAGCCAGAATTGGACAGGCGGGCGGAGACGGCGTAATAATCGTCTACGAGTACAGTTAACCAAAGGCTGACATGATACAAAAAAAAGGCAAACAATGGCAATTAGCAGACAGTAGAACCGTTTGCTACACTTATAAAACTTTAACTAGTTAAGGAACTACAATGGCAATTTTAAAAATTAAAAGAGACTTAGGCACACCATCAATTGTGCGCATTGAATGTGATGACACGCTTGCAACAGCACTAGGCGCAACTTACCTTGTTGACCAAGCCGATAATATCGAAGACATTAACAACGGCGCGTTTGAATGGGCTGACAATGATGCGGTTATGATTGCAGCAAGTGACGCGGTAGGCATGGCACGTTATGACGAAACTAACGATGCGTTAGCTAGCACACAGCCTTATCAATCAGTGTATGCAGCACAATACACGACAGCAGGGGGCGCAGCAGCCGAAGCGATTACAGTCACTGGCTTGCAAGCCACTGATTTAGCGTTTGTTCAGGTTGTTGATGATGGCACAGGTAGCGTGACTGCGTTACAAGCAGTTTGTACAGCTGACACGTTGACCGTGACATTTAGTGCTGACCCGCAAAACGACACTATTATTAACTATCATGTAATTAGACCATAAAAAACCAATGAGGTGGCGTAATGAAGATATGGCTTAGATTGGCAATTGTTGCAAGCGCACTAGGGCTAGGCTATGCCAGTTATTACGCCACCAAAAAACCTGATGGGTTTATTGAGCAAGCTGCAGAAACCGTGCTTAAGTTTCATGGCGTAGACGTGGACATATCCCCCGAAAATGAATAGCAGATTATTTTTAGAGCGTTGGCTTTCAGAGCATGAAGGCATACGCTTATATCCTTACAAATGCACCAGCGGTAAACTAACGATTGGAATAGGCAGAAACCTTGATAGTCGTGGCATAACGTTTGATGAAGCACATTATATGCTGAAAAACGATATAAAACGTTTTGAGCAAGAGTTAACACCCTATGATTTTTATTCAATACAGCCCGACCATATTAAAGCCTGCTTAATCAATATGTGTTTCAACATGGGGCTTTCAACGCTACTGAAATTTAAAAAAATGATAGCAGCGCTTGAAAAGCTTGATTATGATTGTGCCGCAGAGGAAGCGCTGGACAGCCGTTGGGCACATCAAGTTGGCTATCGAGCAAGAGACATTGCAAGCGTTATGCGTAATGGTAGCCCTGTCGATGCCTAACTACCTTGAAGATGACATACACATAGCGTTCATGGATTGGGTGCGCTTACATTCAGATCTTGCCAAAGTAACGTGGCATACCCCCAACCAACGCAATTGTTCGCCTCAGCGCGGCAATAAGCTTCGTAAAATGGGTGTGTTATCCGGTGTACCGGATATTTTTATGGCTATCCCTAAAGGCGGATATAGCGGTTTATTTATCGAAATGAAAAGCCCAAAAGGTAATTTAACACCCGCACAAAAAATGATGCTCGAGCGCCTAAACAATCAAGGCTATAAAGCTATTAGTTGCCGTAGTGTTGATGAAGCAATTACACAAACTAAAAACTATCTTTTTATGGACTAATCGACAAGCAAAACCTCAACCGCTTGAGCGCCCTTTTTAGCTGCCACAATTTCAAACACGCAACGTTGTTGTTTTTTTGGGGTTTGGCCATCTACTAAATTTTTAACACCGCTTATGTGAAAAAAAGTATCAGCGTTATCGCAAGTAATGAAACCAAAACCGCGTTCATGGTTATAATGCTTGATTACTCCTTCTTTCTTCATAGCTTTTTATCGTCCCTGTGAGCAAAAATTTATTATTGCATATATAGCGCACTAGGCTCGAATTATCTTCGCAATCTTGAACAATGTATTGCGCATTAGCGCTATAGCCATATAGGCGTATTAAGCCGGCAACCAGCATTAAGGCAATTAGCAGAACAATTATTAACGTCAATCTATTAATGATTGTATGCATGCGTGTTACTCGCTCAACAGTGTAGCTATCTAGCAACTCACTTTGCTTATATTTTTTTTCCTTTAACATTTGACGCCCTTGTAAAGTCTGTAATACCGTTTAGTTGTCGCATAACTTTTAAAATGCTTTGCAAGCTCAACACTTACCTGCTCATCTATGTCAATTTGTAACGCGCCTTTTGACTTAACAAAAAACTTTGTTTGTGTTTTAAGAGGCAAATATCCTTGATTTTCCCATCTCGTGAAACTAGCACGCACAACACCAATTGCATTACATGCCGCGTTCCTGGTGCCATAATATTCAATCACTTCATCTATTTTCATAGCTCACCAAAACAATGTTTTTTGTAAAAACACATCTGGCACACGAAATAAGTGGGTTTATCGCTAATCATGGGCGCAGGCGAGGTGCTGTTAATTACGGTTTTGGCTTTAATTTTTAATTCTTCGTAGCAATCAGGATTAAAATCAAATTGCTCAATGTGCAAATCACTTGTGTTTTTATTAAATACGATAAACACAGCGCTTTGAGCACCTGAAAACCCACAATAGGCTTGCCCTTGTGCGTAATAAGTAGGTCGAGTAGCTTTAATGCCATGCTTTTTCATTTGCGTAAACGCTGATTGATTGGCGCTTTTAATCTCTATAATGTGCTTCGCGTTTTTTTCGTGTGCAATAGCGTCACAATGCCCTTTAAAGTCCGGCACATCGTCACAAGTAAGCAATAGCTGTTTATTGTTGTTATTAGGTGTTTCGATAGTAATGGAACTGTTTTCTAAAATTGAGACAATCATTGACTCTATTGCATAACCTAAAGCGAAAGTGCGAGACTGCTTTGGTGTAGTTTCAGACACAATCCCATTGTAAACATTTTGTAGATAGCGTAAGCATGGGTGACCAATTGATGAAGCCCCTAAATACTTTCTGGGGGTTTCATCAACTGGCTTAGCAAAAGCCCGTTTAATTTTGTTTATTAGCTTCATTTTTCAGGCTCGTCAGCAAGTCGTAACGTTCGGTATTTTCCTTAACATTTTTTTTACAATTAAAATGGGATATCGTCATCCAGCGTTTGCGTTTGTTGCTGTGAAAACGCTTGATCTGCCGTTTCCTGCTGTTTGACATCTTGACCTGATGGTGTGGGTGGCGTTAAGTATTCACCCTCTTTGCACTCATAGTTTTGACTGCTATGTATTTCAGAAACAAAATTACCTTCTTTGCCTTGGTAGAACCATTGCAAAATTTTAATTCCAAGTATTTTATCTTTAAACATTAATAAATCGTTATCTTGTGGTGCGCCACTATGTGCTGGTTGCAGTTGGCACAAGTGATAAAGTCTAACAAACATCTGTTTAGCGCGATCTTGTATGCTTTTTTTTTGATCATATGGTTTTAGCTTTAATGTGACATAAAAGCCTTTATATTTTGTGTTCATTAACTCAAATTTAACTGCATAAAAGCTTGGAAAGTCACTGGTTTGTGACTCAATTAGTTTAAAGCTGTCAATTTTAGCAATGGCTTGCGTGTTGTGCGGTATAAGCAAAGTACCTGCCGCGTGGGCGCTCTCAGCGTCGCCCGTTGGTTTTTCCCCGTTGCTTAATGTAAAAAAGCTCATTATTTCCCCTTTTATTAATAGTTTTCAATACTGTCTTTAACAAACTGTAAATCATTGTCGATATACATATCCTCAAACATGCCCATTGGTGTTTTAGCGCTGTAATTACCATCATTTTGTGTAATAAAGCAAAACCCATCGTCATTACGCACTGCATGTAACACAGTTGTGAACATGCCTTCCATGCTGATTTTAGAGCTTAGTAGCTTGCCAATAACTTGTGCTCTAGACACACCATAATCGTCACGTTCGCTATGCGATAACACAAAGCTGGTTAGCGGGCGTTTGCTGGCGTTAAGCGCCTCCAGCACAAGCCAGCTGTGGTTGCTAATCTCGCTAAACTTATCAAAGCCCTTTTCACTAGCACGTCGCATAAACTCATTGCCCATGATGTATTGAAAATCATCAATAATAAGCGTGGTTATTTTTTCGCGCTTTTCTTGCACATATTTAATGCATCGAATGATATTTTGATAGTTGTCATTGACGTAGAAATTGCCTTTTTCATTGTCTTTACTAAATGCCACGTAACCATCGCGAGCGCCTTTAAACGGCAATGGTTTACCTATGACGCTAATAATAAACGTTTCAGCAGGTTTTAGGGTTCTTATGCTTGTGCTTTTACCAGTGCCCGATTCCCCGAGCACTAATACTGAATTGTTCATGTTGTAGCCTTATATGTTGTCAGAAATAGAAACGCTTGGTTTACCTTGCGCCTGTGTTGCGAACTCGCTAAGCAAGAGCTGTTCATCTGGTGTGCCATGCTCGTTAATAGCATCAATAATGCGTTTAACAGGCGTGTATTTGTTTTCAACACGCACCCAATCGCTTGGCACTTGGTCGCGAAGCTCTTCAAATCTGGCTTTGTCTAGCTTCCAAGTGAACGGTGTTTTAATAGTTATTTTCTTGTCGTTAAGTTCGTAGCTGGTCTGACCGTCTTTAGTGTGACCAATCGCTTTGATTAGCTCAGCCTCAAGTTCCTCTTTGCGTGCTTTGTCTTTAGCCATACGCTTATTAATGCGTTGTAGCTCGCTAATTAATTCCTTAGTCATAATCTCTTTTTTAGCTGTTAGTTGTAGTTTACACATTGTCTGTTTTCTCCGATTTAGTTGTTAGTAACTGCGCTCTTTAAGCGTGATTGCATTATAACAACTATTTGGACTATGTAAACAAAAATGTGTAATTAAAGTTAAAAAAAAGTTCGTTATTACAAACTAAAATCGTTTTCTACATTTGGATTGTTTAAAAAAGCATCGGTTTCATTTTTCGCTTCGCGTTGATTTGTGTCGTAAATAGTGCCTTCTAGGCTTTTATAAAAAACACTGCCACGTTCGCCGTATCGATTTTTTCTAACTAACAACTCTAAATAATCGTGATTACATTCTGGCCATGTGATTTTATCCCTGTGCACAAACATTACATGGTCTGCAAAGTTTTCAATCGCACTCGATCCTTTTAAATGGCATAGATCTGGCTTTCTGTCTTTGCTGTTAACAACCCCACGGTTTAGCTGTGCCAGCAAAAACACGCCAACATCCAATTGTGCTGCAATATCTGCCGTATTTTGCATGATGTAATTAATTTGCGCATATTCTGAATCACACCTCTTTTGTGTGCTTAGCGCTGTAAGAAAGTCAATAAACACAAAATCCAGCCCAAACTTAGCTTTCAAACACTGTGCTTTTAAAAAAATTGATTCAATCGTTTGCGATTTTGAGTGGCAAACGTGCATGTTATTATGCAATAGCAGTTTATCAAGCGGCCTTTGATAAAACTCCTGCCCTTTAACTAAAAAATCACTGCGAGGGATTTTTAAATTTTGACTTAGCAACATTTCATAGATGTTATAGGTGTCCATTTCAAGACTAAAAAATGCACACTTATAATTATTATTTATGGATAATTGACTGAGCAGTTTAGCGGCGTACGTCGTTTTCCCTGTGCCTGACTGCCCGGCTATGACGTTTAGCGATGGTTTTAAAACACCTCCTCTAAATATTTCATCGAATGGTAAATCGCCCGTTGGGTAACGCATAAGCGCTTTAGGGTTATTAAAAGCCTCATCAAGGATTTTTATAGCTTCTGGTACGGAGTCAATAGAAAGCCCTTGTGACGTTTTTTTTAAAACCATGTAGGGTATAGAGGTGCAAAGCTCAAAAGCTTCCTCAATGCTTTCAGATTCGCTTATTTGGGTATTTAAATCAGTTACCTTGGCTTTTATTTCCTCCAAATCTCTTTGATTTATTAAATCGTCAACATAAGCCATTAGGTTGGTTGTAACGTATCTGTCTTTTACAAGGCCATAAAAATACTCAACACTTGTACCAAAATCTGTCAAATAAATAGGTTTGTCGTTATAATAGGCTTGCTGTAAGTACTCAAATGCCTTTTGATGCTCTTCCAGCTTAAAGTGTGATTTGTTTAGTTTCAGCATTGCCTCAACTACTCGGGGTTTTGTTAGTTTCTCTTGTGCTAGCAAAATCCCGAGTACTGCTTGTTCATATTGTAAACTCATTATTACTCCTAGTTGTTATTATTTCGTTCCGAGTCGCTTGTTATTGCGTTATCGCTTACTTTTTCTGCATTTTTCCACCGCGTGATTGTTTCAAACGTATTTACTGAACCATTGCCCCATGACGAGTACACCCAGTTTTTGCGTGTTTCGTATATGTGTTTCAAGTAGCGAACATAATCCTCGACTGTTCTGCCATTGTCTAGCCATTGCTTAATGACGGCGTGTGTGTAGCTAGCTTCCCCCACTCGTTTAATCTTGTGTAGTCGCTGTGGGTTATTAGGGTTAGCTATGATGGCATTCCAGGCTTCATGAAATGCCTTGGCTGTCTCCTTAGTCACTTTCTGCCGTTTTTTCGGTTTGCTCGATGTTGCTAAGGACTCTTGCTTTTCTGCGTTAGCCACCTTGCCGTTGCTGTCCCCTTTTAAGGGGACTATAGGGGTATTTGTATTACTTCTTTTATTTGTATTACTTCTTTTATTTGTAAGTGGCTTGGTTTTCCGTAATGCGGATTTACCGTAAGACGGGTTTTCAGGCTTATGGGTACAGGTCGCTCGTATCAAGGTGTGTGAGCTAATAAATCGTCCTTTTTTGTCGGTTTCTCTAACAACGTCATATAACCCGAGTTCTTTTAATATTTTGAATCTTTTTTGAACATACTCACGACCAACATTAAACCTGGCCATAATGTCCTTAATTCTAACAACCCAGTTTTCGGGCTTAGAACACAAATAATGATAAATGGCGTATGCGCCAGCATCTTTTATTGCATCCATTGTGGCGTTTAAGGTCGTAGTAAATCCAAAACCTTCTTTTCTTAATTTCATTTCGAGTTTTTCAACGGGCATTTTTAACTTCCTTTTAATTTGATGGGTAAACGCGAACACAGGGCAAACAAATATCCTAACTCATTGTTAGTTACGTTTCTGCGTGCGTGGTATTCAATTAGGGTTACCAGCTTGTGTAATAGCTGGGTGCGTGTGATGTAATGCTGTGATTGTGCAGTCATGTTGCCATCTCCTTGTGTTTGGTCAACATTTCTACAACTTTAAACAAGTGCAGGTGTTGACCTGGTTAGGTCTTATCCGTACACTACAAGCACTTCGTTTGTTTTGTGTTTTTTTGGACAAGACAACATCTTCGGGGTAGTTTGCAGCTATCCCGAGGAACCCTAAGTTACACTATTCTATTTTTTGATCAAATCCTTTTTGCAATCAGTCGCTTATAACCAGCTTATATACTACTTGCTAATAGAATTAAAAACGTGTTTAATTAAACGGTAATCACTGCACTGCATAGCATTGTCTTACTTCCTTTTATTTGTTGTTAGTTATCAGCTTGCGTAGGTAGTAGTCGCTTACGCAAGCGCCCTTAATTAAACATAGTCAGATTCACGCAAATACACAAAATCAATCACTCTTAAGTGTTTTACATAATTCCAAACTTCATTTTTTTTGTAACTATCAATTAATTTTCGTGTATGTTTGTAATGTAATGTTTTCATTTTGAACCTGTTTTGTGTTTAATCTGGGGGAAAATATGACCGCCGAGCAAGCCAAACATGCTAAACGCGCTTTTCAGTCGCTGGTAATGTTAACGTTCGAGTTCTCATTTTTTGCCCCTGTCAGATTGTTTGAGCCGCTTATTATTCTTGCTATCGATTTGCTATTTGAGTGGCTAGCAACGCCTCATGTTGAGCATCAAGAAGAAGACGAGCCAAGGCCGTCACTGGCTCTGTAACTTGTACGCATTTCTCGAAGTGCATCGAGTGCTTTTTGGGCTTCATCATTAAAAAAACGGTGCTTTTTAGTGTAACTCACCGCTGTGATGCGTGGCTCATGACGCGCATCATATAAAATGCGCGCTTCTTGTCTTAGTAATTTGGTAATATTTTTGTTCATTAATAAACTCATCCAGTATGGCTTTTTTAAATTGTTAGTAATCCGATACCTGCTTATTGTATCGCTCAGCAAAACGTCTCAAAAAATCAGTTAATTTCTTCTTTGCCAGCCCCGCACCTTCTTCGCTATCATCAAGCGCTAGCCCTATATTGTTTAAACTGTTTAGTAAGGCTGGTGCATCAATGCTTAGCTCGCACTCAAGCATCGCTATTCGATGATTAATGTAATCTAGCTGTTTATTAAGCATATAAATATCAGCCTCCAAGTTTTCTTTTATTTTTTTAGTTCTGTTTATTTCGTGATTAATTGATGCTTGGTTGTTCATTTTACTAGCTCATCTAGTATTGATATTTCTGTTAGTGATTCTTCTGCTATTTTAAGTTTTTCTATCGCCTCGTTGATTAACTTTTTACCAAGCGCTCCTTTCATTGTTAGTTGTTCGGTTTTCTTAAAAAGTTCTTCAATATCATCAAGCATTGATTTAATGCTAACGCCAGTGGTGCTTTTAGTTTCGGTTTCCTGATTAGGCTTATAGTCTTTGCATGCTTCTATTTCCTCGTTTGTTATGCCGTAAAACTCGATAATTTTAGTTAGCATCGGGCGTGGGGTAGCTTTTCCTTTTTCAAAATAAAGATAATTAGTGTAGCCAATGCGCTTCATTGCCTCATCTTTAGTAAGTCCAAGCTTTTCGCGCTTTAATGCGCACAGTTCAGGGAAAGTTATCTCATAGTTCATTGTGTCAACTCCTAAGTTATTTTTATTTTTAATTTTCTTCAATGCCAGCTATTTCTTCTAATGCTTCAAGCGCATCAACTAACCCGAGCTTGTAGTAGTCGTCCATTTTGTCAGCAACGCTGCCAATCTCAATACCGCAAGCATGCCCTTGCAATTGCTCTTGCCTTGCTTCTTCAATTAGTTGATTAAGTTTTGTGATAGCTTGTTGTAGTTGTGTAGTCATTGGTAACCTTTGTTGTGTAGGTATTTGTTTAGTTCAAGTAATTGTACTATTATGGTCTTAATATGTCAACTACTTGTTATAATTATTTTGTTATGTTGTCGTGTTCGATATTTGCTATTAGCGCCCCTTTTGTTAATTGCTGCAAAGTAATTTGTGATTTAATGGGCACAAACCCCCATTGTATCCAATTTCTAAACGTGCTGGCTGACATGCCAGTTTTTTGCCTGAACTGGTAGCTTGTCTTGTAATAATTTTTTACGTCAGAAACTGTCATGTGATTCCTCCTTGGTTAAATCAACTGTGTTAAGCGGTGACCAGTTGTTATCAATTTCTTTCGCTGTTTTATCAATCCATTCGATACGTTTGTCATCGTCATCTAAATCCATTATTTGCTCAATCTCAGCAATTAGTTGATATTCACGCGCTAATGGCAACGGGTGTTGTCCAACTTCCTGGCTTGCTGCATCTTCGTCAAATAAGTATATATCGCCTTCTTTGGTGCAATAGTGACATAAGCGTAAGTTAGTAGGTGCTGTATCTTCACTTATGCGCGCTAACGCTTCACGAATGGAAGTTGGGAGTATTAGTAATTCGAATTCTGTAAACATTTATAAAATTTCGCTGTGTGCTAAACTGTGATTGCATATTACAATCAGTTGGCTTATATGTCAAGTAGTTGTTATATGTTTAAATATTAACAATTTTTACAAACAGCTTGTGTGTAGGGGTGTGGAGTTTTATACACATACTTATGCACTAAAATTGTTGATAAGTTATGTTATTATGTTAATCAAATTGAGCAATGGAGCGTCTATCATGAAAGATGGTTATAAAAAAATGCAAAAAGCTACTGATAAGAGTTTTAAAGGTATGGATAACTCGCATTATTCACAACCGAGTATGTACGGGAAAATGGTGCGCGAGCAGTACAACAAGCAACCTAAAATGTGTGGGCAGAAGTAAATAATTGGAAATAAAAAAATTGCAAAGCCCCTACCGCAAAGGGGGTTTTGTTTTTTGGGGTGCAAATTATGGCGACTAGAGGCAGAAAAGCACACAAGAGAACAGAGGAAACAATTGCTAAAGTTTCAGCGTTAAAAATGTTTGGCCATACGGATCAAGAAATTGGTAAGCATTTGGGCATATCAGATGAAACGCTGATGAAATATTATCGTGTTGAGCTTGACACCGCCTCGGTTGAGGCAAACATGGTTATTGCTAACAAGCTTTATCAGAAAGCGAAAGCAGGCGATTTAGGAGCAATCATTTTTTGGCTTAAAACGCGTGGTAAGGGAATGTGGCGAGAAAAAGACAAAGACGACAAAAAGTTTGAAAGTATTGTTGAAAAGCTGATTGATAAAGCAACAAGCAAATGAATCAAAAAAAATTATTAAAAGTGCTTAGTGATTTTACGTTGTTTGCAAAAGCTTTTTTGCAGATACGCACTAAAAATGGCGCTGTTAAAGCGTTTAAGCTTAATCGAGCGCAATTGTATCTGCATGAGCGATTAGAGCAGCAACTAAAAGAAACAGGTAAGGTTAGGGCGATAATCTGCAAAGGGAGGCAGCAAGGGTGTAGTACTTATATACAAGCAAGAGACTTTTACAAAGTAAGCACACAAGTGGGAAAAAAGGCGTTTATTCTTACGCACGAGAGCGAAGCAACAAAAAATTTGTTTGAAATGACTAAGCGCTATTATGATTTAGCGCCGTATGGATTGTTGCCGCAACCTGACACATCAAGCGCCAAAGAACTCAATTTTAAATCGTTAAACAGTGGTTATGCAGTGGGTACGGCTGGTAATAAAGCAGTCGGTCGTTCTCAAACTATACAATTGTTTCACGGTTGTCTTGGAAAGGGATCGCGTATCTTTGACCCCGATACAGGCGGAGTAAAATACATTGAAGATTTTACAGTAGGCGATAAAATTCTCACGCATACAGGTCAACGCGCACTAATATCTTATATATCATCACAATCGAAAGAATGTTTATCAATTACATTCCGTGGTCTTTCTAATTTTCCTTTAGTTGCAACCCCTGAGCACAAATTTTGGACTAAAGAAGGATGGAAAGCGTTAAACAAGTTAAATCTAGGTGATAGTATTGGTTACCCGGTTAAGCCAATTTCAAAACAAATCAGTGATTTTTACATTCCAAAAGCTAATAACCGGGTTCATGGTGGAGGTAGGCAATTTGAATGCCCTGATTCCATTGTTAATGATTATGCTTTAGGTAGATTCATTGGTTTGTATCTTGCGGACGGCCATATAAAATTACAGGATAAATATCCGCATTATCCGTGCGCGCTTCAAATAGTAGTTCACCGTAAAGAAGTAGAAAGAACTATTGAGTGGTTAACGCCATTTTTTGATTACTTTTCTAGTTTCAAAGTTAAGCATCGAGAGGATTCACTAACAACTGAGATAAACATCACTGGTAATCGCTTTATAAGCATGATTAATGTTTTATGTGGAAGAACTACTAATAAGCATTTTCCGAGAAATTGGGACCTTATGGGTGAAGAATTTTGCCAAGGATTATTACTAGGATATCTAGCTGGTGATGGTTCGTCTTATGGCGATGCCAGAAGAATAAGAGCCACATCAATATGTGCATCGCTAACAGTCACCGCGCGAGATATTTGCGCTTCATTGGGTTACGGATGGGCTAGTATAGAGCATAAGCAAGCAGCCATTAGAGCAGGAAGAAATGAGAAAGAAGCTTATACTTTTGCATTGTGTGGAAATGGCGTTAGTCAAATTGCAAAGATACTTGGAAAACCATCGCCACAATTAACGAGAACAAAAACAAATTCAATTAAGAATAAAGCAGCAAAAACAACTGAAATAAGCAGTGGTTACGCATGGTTAACAATTACAAGAATTGGTGAAGTTGGAATGCAACCGGTTTATGATTTTGAAGTCGATCATCCCGATCACTCTTACTGCACTATTCACGGAAGCACGCATAATTCAGAAGTTGCCTATTGGCCAAATGCTGAGGAACATGCAAAAGGGATTTTGCAAGCGGTGCCAAATGAGCCAGGTACAGAAATCATCCTTGAATCAACCGCCAACGGCATCGGCAACTACTATTATAATATGTGGCAATCAGCTATAAGTGGCCAAAGTGACTTTCAGGCCATATTTATACCGTGGTATTGGCAAGATGAATACACATTGCCGGATGATGGTAGCTCGTTAACTGACGAGGAACTACATTATATAAATGAACATGGCGCAAATGGTCTGACACGTGAGCATTTGATGTGGCGACGTAAAAAGTTGCATGAATTTGATAGTGACTATGAGCAAGCACGCGAGCTATTCAACGTTGAGTACCCATTTACCGCACTTGATGCCTTTCGCAACCCTGTAGCTGACAGGTTTATTAAGGTAGACATTGTTAATCGTGCGATGAAAAACAAAGTTGAATCACAATCACCGTTAGTCATTGGCGTTGACCCCGCTATTAGCGACAACGATAGAACGGCTATCATTAGACGTAAGGGGCGCTTAGTTTACAATCTTGAAACACACTACAACTTAAACACCATGGAGCTGGTCGGGCTTGTCAGGCGTATCATTGATAAAGAGCACCCGGTTAAAGTCTGCATCGATTGCATCGGTATAGGTGCTGGTATTGTTGATAGATTGTTAGAAATTGGCTACACGCAAGTTGAAGGCGTTAACGTCGCACGTTCAGCAAATGAAAAAGACAAATTTAAAAACTTACGCGCTGAGCTGTGGCATGATATGCGAGAATGGTTAAGCCAAGAACTGCCCGTTCAGTTACCCGATAGTGACGAGTTAAGGGGCGATTTAACAGGCTTAGGGTATCATTTCGATAGTTCTGGCAGGTTACAAATAGAAAGCAAAGAAAAAGCAAAAAAACGTGGCATAAGGTCGCCTGATATAGCCGACGCGGTAGCATTGACCTTTGCTGTAGGTGATTTTTTAGGTGCTACACTACACAATACAAAAAAAATGCCCGACAGATGGGCAAGTTCACTAGCTTAAAGGAAAAATCATGGTAAAGGTCAAAAAAAACGAAAAGATAGCAAAGAAAGCGCGCAGTGCTTGCGAAGCATGGCGCAATTACTTTCAAACAAACATCGATCATTATCATAAAAACTTTGAATTTATCCTTGGCAGGCAGTGGACAGATGAAGAAAGTGACGTGCTGCAAGGGCTTAAAAAAGTGCCGCTTACTTTTAACAAGCTTAGCACGCTAATTAACGCCTTATTGGGTGAGCAGCAACAAAACACGCCACAACTTGAAGTGGTGCCCATGGAAAACTGTGACGAACAGACGGCACAAGTTCGCGAGCTTATCATTAAAGACATAATGTTCGATTCACGCACTAAGCTGGTGTATCAAATGGCAGCTAAGCAATCGGCTATTGGCGGCTTTGGTGCGTTTGCGTTGTTAACTGATTACACGCATGACAAGAGCTTTGAGCTAGACATTAAGTACAAGTATTTTAAAGATGCCACAACGTGCTACTGGGATGCAGGCGCAGAACTAGACGATAAAACAGACGGCATGCATTGTGGTTATACCTCGCTTATGTCACGCAAAAAGTTTCGTGCAAAGTATGGCAAGCGTGCAGAGGCACAAATTAATAAAGATGATGGCGTTGGTGCGACAAAAGAAGATGTTTCACGTGAAACAGCAACAAACAGTAACGGCACTGGTTTTGAGTGGTCGGATAAAGACAGCATAACGATTAATGATTTTTTTGTGCGCAAATTTGAATCAGACACATTGTATAAAATGAGCAACGGCAAGATTTATAATCACGATGAAATTGTTCAGCTTTTTGAAACGTCTAAGCAATTAGCTAATCAGATGATGGGCGTGGTTGATGAGTACGCAGTAGAAGGCGAGGATGAACAAGCGTCTGACTTGTCTAGCGAAGAAGTTGAAGAACAAAGCGAGCTAATAACGTTATTTGATGAGGGTCAGCCTGTACGCATTGAAGATAAGCGCGATATTAAAAAGAGCGTGATACATCATTACAAAATTGCTGGTGATTACGTGCTTGAAGAAAGCGTATTCCCTAGCGAAAACATGCCTATTATTTTTGTTGACCAAAACAGTTATTTTGATAAAAACGGCAAGCAAATTACTCGTGGTTTCTTAGATGATGCCAGAGACGCGCAACGCTATATCAATTACCTTGGCACACAATCAGCGTACACACTTAAGGTGTCACGTTATGACCAGTGGCTTGGTAGCAAGAAAAACGTTGCTAGCAATGACACACAAGCTATCTGGAAAGACCCATTAAACACCCAGGGTTTACTTACATACGATGAAAGCCCAAGCGGTGCAAGACCTGAGCAGGTAAGACCGCCAGAGCTGTCACAATCGCTATTAACGCAATATGAGCGTGCTATTAATGACCTTTATACAAGTACCGGGCTATATGCCACACGCATGGGGCAACAAGGAAATGAGCAAAGTGGCGCAGCTATTGACGCACGCACACGACAAGGCTCTTACCCAACTTACGTTTACTTTAATAATATCAATCGCGCGATAACATCAGGTGGACGCATCCTTAATGAAATGATTCCTAACGTCTACGACAGTGAGCGCGTATTTTCATTAATGACTGGCGAAGGCTTGCAAAACGTCTCAGTAAACAAGCAAGTGGATGAATACGGCGAAATTATCGAAAACGACTTAAGCAAAGGCACTTATCAAGTTAACTTAAAACCGGGTGCTAGCTATGAAGGGCAAAAAGAGCAAGCATTACAATCGTTAAACATGGTGCTACAAGCTAACCCTCAATTGCTCAATTTGTTTGCTGACTTGTACGCTGACAACTTACCGCTTAGCAACACCATTGAAATTAAGAACCGTTTAAAAACAATTGTACCGCCTGAAATTATTGAAGCAGGCAAAACAGGGAAAACTCCACCACCTAAGGAACAAAAACCTGACCCACAAGAACAAGCAGCCATGATGGCGCAGCAAGCAAAAATGAAAGAGCTTGAACTAAAGGAGCAAGAGTTGCAGCTAAAGGCTGAAAAGCAACAGGTTGAAACAACGAGAGAGCTTGAGAAATTAAAAACAGAGCGGTTACAGATAGCCAGCGGACTACAAGAGCAAGAAATGCGATATGCAGCAGAAACGCATCGCACTAACACAGATGAACAAATTGCTCATGCTGATAATTTAATGAAGATTTTAACTAGCAAAGTGGAGTAATGACAATGAGCGACGTAGAGCTTGATAATCTATTATCTGGTGTTGAGCCAGAACCCGAAACGCCAGAAGTAGAAAATGAGCCAGCGCAAGAAGGTGAAGATTATGGCATGTCGGAGCAAGTAGAGCAGGAAGAAAGCGACGACAACGAAGAACAGCAAGCTGACACTGACGACTACGGTAACGAAAAAGCAGCGCCTAGGACGTATACAGAGGATGAGGTTAACGAGCGTATTAATAAGGCCGTGCGTGAGCGTTTAAGCCGCTTTGAGCGTAACCAACAGCCACAACAAGAGCAACAAGCATACCAGCAAGCAAAGCAGCAACACCAAGGATTTGAATACGATGAAAATGCAAGCGGTGATTGGCAGCAACAGCTAAAAGACTTTATACGCACTACATACCAAGAAATGGGTCAAGAGCAGCAACAGCAAGCTATTCAGCGTCAAGAGCAGGCAGCACAAGAGGAATTTGCGCAAAAGTTTCATCAAGGTATGGAGCGGTTTAATGACTTTCGCGAGGTTGTATCTGCTCAACCCGTTAGTGATGCTATGACGATGGGATTACGCGGTGTTAATGACCCTGCGGCGTTCATCTATGCAGCTAGCAAACGACAGCCCGAAGAATTAAGGCGTATTAGTGAGCTTAGCGACCCTTATCGTCAAATGGTTGAGATTGGTAGGTTAGAGGAACGCATGCGCACTAATAAAAAAGCAACCAAAGCACCGCGCCCAGTAAGTAACACTGAAAGCGACATTACAAGCACTACAAAAGCTAATAACAAAAAGCAGGAGGATGACATTGATTACTTATTAGCGCAAAACGACAAGCGACGGGCTGCAAACAGGCTACGTAGACGTTAAGCTTGTAAAACCGCGTCTGTATCGTCTAAAATTGATGCAGATGCGTAATTTGGCAGCCATCGGCCAACACAAGGCGCGTACATGTCTCCCGCCGGACGATTGAGAGCGTGACAGTAGTCACTTTTTTTTATTTGTTCGGAGTCTATAACAATGGCAAACCAATTTAATCAAACTAGCTACGTCTTAAATGACGTTTTTGTACGTTTCTGGAATTCTTTAGCATTTGCAAGAACTGCTAACCGTAATCTTGAGGACGATTTTTCAAGCGCTAAATACGCCCCCGGCCAAACGGTCAACTATCGTTTAGAAGAAAGGTATCTTGCCGGTGAAGGTGCTGCCGCAACAACTGAGGCACGTGTACAGCAAATCAGACCGCTTACTATTGAAAAGCAATACCACACAATGGTTGAATATGATGGTTATGAATTAACGTTTGACCGCGCACGTGATGAGCCTTATTTAGAAATGGCTAACGCACCTCGCGCCAAGCGTCTAGGTAACCTTGTTGAAAACTACATTGCTAAAGACAAGCTGCAAAAACAAACTTATCAAGCGGTTGGTACGCCAGGCGTTGCTGTTGACTTTAACACGATTGCTACAGCAGACGCTTACATGACTGAGCTAGCTATTCCAGAAGACGGCAAGCGTTATGCAGCGGTTCCTCCTCGCGTATCAGCGTCACTTTCTAATGACCTTTACAACGTGTTTAACACGGAAGTTAACAGCGGTGCGTTGATGGATGGGTTCATTGGTCGATTAAGTGGTTTTGATTTCTTTAAAACTAACTTTTTAGGTCGCCAAGTGTCGGGTGCAGGTGAAGCAGGCGGCGCGCCTCCTTCTGGTTTCAAACTAGGTGGTACTGTAACGGGTGGCCCTGTTTCTTCTGGTTCTAGTTTGTCATTAACTGGCTTAGTCGCTTCAAGTGTTGTTTTCCGTGAGGGTGACATTATCGAAGTTGATGACGCTGCGGGCGTGTTTATGGTTAATCCTTTAACGTATGACGCGCTGTCACAACGCGCACAATTTGTCGTGACTTCTGATGTAACCAGTGATGGTGCTGGCGCTGCGACTGTACCCATTAGTCCTGAGATTGTCGTGTCTGGTGCGCGTCAAAACATCAGCGCGGCTATTCCTAACGGTGCTCAGATTTTGCTACGTGATGACCACAATGTGTCTATTGCGTATCACTCACAAGCGATTGTCTTTGCTGCGCCTCCATTGAAAGCACTTCGTGGCGGTGTTGAAGCAGTTACTAAGACGAGCGATCTTTACAAAATGTCTATGACTTATAGTTTAGGTGCGGACCTTCGCAACTACGACCAGCTTGACAGAATCGACTTAATTTGTGGTGTTGCTATCAACCCCGAATTTGCTGTGCGAATCTGCTCTTAAGCAACCATCAAGGGGGCGTTAAGCCCCCCTTTTAATTTAAGGCTAACAATGTACCCTAAAGAAAAAAAAAACTTACCGCGCGTTGAATACATGGGCAAGATGGTGCCACAAGAGCACTTTAGAACGTATATATACAGCAAAGACGATAAAAAGTTAGTTAATAGCTGGAAAGAATATCAAGCGTGTGTCGCAACAGGGCTATGGTTTGATACGGTAGAACAAGCGCAAGAGCAAAAGCCCAAGCGACGCACTAAAACTAAGGAATAAGCCATGTCTACAGTACGCGAGTTTATACGACAAAGTTACCGATTGATAAGCGCAGCAAACCCCACGCAAGCATTACACGGTGACGATTTAAGCTTAGGTATAACTGTGCTTAACCAGCTTTTGCAGTCGTACGCGTCGACAGGATTACTCATTACTGTGCCCAAGCAAGTGCAATTAGCGGTTATCGCAGGCCAAGGCACGATAAGCACGGGAGATGCCACGGTCACGCCAACTCCTGATCTTACAGTCGGTAGGCTAAGTAACCTTAATGATGCATGGGTTGAAAGTGATGACGTTGATTACCCGCTTATGCAAATACTTAACTCACAGTTTAATAGCTCATTTAAGTATTCGCCACTTACCGGTTTGCCGCGTTATGTCATTGTGCAGCCTGCCATAGAAACAACTAATTTAATTTTATACCCTGCGCCTAGCAAGGCTTACACGCTTAATGTGCGTGCCAAGTTTCAACTCAGCACGTTAACAAGTAACGATAACATGTCAATTATCCCTGATTACTACAAGCGTTATTTGCTGTTTGCGTTGGCAAAGGATATCGCGATGTACAAAGGCCGTGCGGAGGCATGGACAGGGACGCTTGAGCAGATGCTAACGGATGCTAAATACGTAATGGAAAGCGCGAGCGAGATTAATTTAGATATTAAGCGTTCTGATACAGCGAATTTGAATGGCGCTGATCGATTGAGGAGCGGCCTATAATGCCAATCAAAGATTTACCGATATTTTGCGCATTTGATAAGCAGCGGTTTGACCAATTTGGCTCGATGGACTGCGCTAATTTCTATGCAGTGCAAAATGAGGTCAGCAAGCGACAACAAGCACTTTATCCGGCATTGGGTCGCAAGCATGTTCGCTTTCTCAATAGAAACCGACTTATTTTTGATAAGCAGCCTAGAGCCGTATTTAAAAGCATTGATTACGTTTATGTTTTTGTTGATGTTGACGTTTATCGCGTTGATAGCAGATACAACTTGCGCCGCTTAACCAATACCAGCAATTTTATAAGCAATAACGATAATATATGGTTTGATTTTTTACCGGTTGGCGATGAAGTCAAATGCCTTTTCGCTGATGGGACGGATTTATGGCTCATCAATGAAAAAGGCGGGAATAGCACGCTTACAAATGTATCTGCAGCGGTTAGAAGTGGGGCAAACAGCGCGACATTGCCCAATAACCCAACCTTTGTTGCGTCATTTGGTAACCGATTTGTTGTTAGCACGAAAGACAGTCCGCAATTTGCGTTAACAACCATTAATCTATCTGGCGCCACTGAAAATGTTTTTGCAATCAATGACGCGCCACTATTTGCGAGGGCGAGTGGTATTGTTCGTCAATTTGCTGTGCTTAATAACCAGTTATATATATTCACTGATTACACAACAGATATTTGGGCGAATATACCGACTCGCATAACCGTAGCGGGGGAAACGGCTGAATTCCCGTGGAAGTTGAACACTTCTTATAACTGGGATTATGGCATTGCTGACCCTTTTAGTTTGGATGTGAACTTTGGCCGTGTTACATGGTTAAGTAAAAACCGTAATGGGTTAGTATCGATTATGACTAGCACGGGGCAGCGACCTGAAAATATTTCAAGTCAAGCGGTAGACGTATTACTTACCGCTAATGCACAAGATGAAACGACCGCTGACTTTTTAGTCAGTAATAGCAATGGGTTTCTATATGAGTATGAAAATACATTGCTGTATCGTTTTAGTAATGAAGCGTTATTTGATTTTGGTAGTGAAACGTTAGCCGATAGCGCCAGCGCATTAGAGTATAATTTTAATACTAAGACGTGGAGCCGTGTTATTGAATACGATGGAACACGTAACAAGGCTGAACGTCACGTTTTCTACAATAACAAGCATTTGGTCACTGTCGATGGTGAGGGCACGATATACGAGCTAAGCGGGCTTACGTACACGAATGAGGTACGAAACCCTTTGCAGGATGACAATCAAGCAGATGACGCCTACATAGCTTACCCAATGCGCTACGAGTTAGTTACTCCTCAAATTTATGAGAAAGATTATAGTGAATTCATTACTGATTACATTGAAATTGATTTTGTGTTTGGAAGTCAGACCTTTTACAAATATCAAGGGGCGTTTAAGAATACGGTTTATTTAATAACGGAAGATTCCGACCCAGACAACCCCACTTACATTGAGGCGGAAGACAGTACTGTAGATAATCCCATTTTTATTGAGGTTGACGGCACAGACACCCCTGCAATTGATGAGATAAATTACCGCAACTTATTTAAGCCGCACATTGAGCTTTTTTTAAGTGACGATGGTGGTATTACGTTTGAATCGTGTGATAAGCGTGAATTTAGCCCGCTAGGTAATTACCGATGGCGCATGCGGTGGTATGAGCTGGGTGCATCAAGAAACCGTGTTTATAAGCTTGTGTGTGTTGCGCCATGTCCTATAGTTATCTTAGGCGGTGCGCAAAACTTAAGGCGTTCAAGTGGAGGGGCTAACTAATGGCGTTAGAGCTATCCCGTTTAAACACAACACCGGTCATTGATGAATTTGAAAATGAGTTCAACACATGGCTACACAATACTATTGATGTGGTTAATGGTGCATTTATTGAAATTGAGCAAAACACGGTTAGTTCGACAGTTGAGACAAGCACAGCAAAAACTGGGGCAACCAATAGCCTGTACATTATTAATAATGCATCAACAACAACGATTACATTGCCATCGGCGCCTGTTGGCTCGGTGATTGAAATAGTTGGTAAGGGTGCAGGTGGCTGGGTGTTAGCGACAAATAGCCAGACGGTGCAGGTGTTAGGTTCATCAGCAAGTACTAGCGTTGCGTCAACTAATCGATATGATTGCATTAGTGTAATGTGTGTTACTGAGGGGTCATTATGGGTAGCAAGGCATTATTCAACTAGTGGGTTCACAATTACTTAAAGAGGTTTGTTTATGAGCATGTTTTCAAGTTGGTTGCACCCTGAAAGGGGCTATGAAGAAGCGCAAAAGAAGTACCAACCTTATTATCAAGGTGGGTTAGATGCGCAGCAGGGTTTGCAAGGGGCGATGAAGAATTTACTTGACCCTGAGGCGCTGCAATCAAAGTGGGCGCAAGGTTACGAGGAAAGCCCGTATGCTAAGCAGATGGAACAAAAAGCCACGCAAGGCGGTTTAAACGCGGCTAGCAGCATGGGATTAATGGGGTCAACACCTGCTTTACAAGCCATTCAAGCGGGCACAAGTCGAATAGGGTCGGCTGATCGGCAGCAATACCTTAGTAACTTAATGGATATGTACAAAACAGGCGCAGGCATTGGACAGAATATGTATAACACAGGCGCGAGCATGTCGAAACCAATGGCTGAGACGGAGTATGGTAAAACCAATGCACCCGGTCAAATGTTTGGTAATTTAGTAAATACAGGGCTTAATTTGGCTGGTAGTTATTTAACTGGCGGTATGGGTACTGGTGGTTTTGGTCGTGGGGCGTGGAAGCCATAGGGGGCATGATATGAGTTCAGGGATACCATTACCAAGCGCGAATTTTGGCGGTGGCTTAGCGGCTACGTCACAAAATTTGTTTGATAGGTTAATGCAAAAGCAATTAGCTGACCAGCAACTTGGCTTACAAAAACAGCAGTTTGAGCGGCAAAAGCAATTTGACCCGTTACGTATTCAGCAAATGCAACAGCAAATGGAACATCAAAAGCAATTTGACCCGTTGCGCATGCAGCAAATACAGCAGCAATTGCAATCTGGTCAACAAGATATGGCCGCTAAAAAGCAGCAAAATGAGCAGAATATTGAGTTGCTAAAATACAAAGTTGCGCAAGCTAAGCGAGCAAACGATCCCCAAGCTGCTGCTGCTTATATGCAACAAATGCAGCAAGCCATGCAACAGTCCATGCAACAGGGCGTAGGCGGTCAAGCACAGGCACAAGGAGAGCCTTCACCGCAGACTTTACAAAGCAATCAGATGTTTGCAACGCCTGAGCAGCAACAACAGCAGCCTATGCAACAACAGCAGCCTATGCAACAGCAGGCGCCTCAACAGGCAGTCATTGACACACCGCTTGGTAAGATGACCCCTGAAAATGCGTTGCGTTTAAATATGATGTTTCCTAATAAAACGGTATCCGATCAATTAAAGACTTATTACGATGACAAAAGTAAAGGAAATCTTGAATCATACAAAGAAACAGAAAAATCATTAATTAAAGAAAAAGAAGCGCGAGGTGCAGCGTTTGACGGTGTGCAAAGTGCGCTTGATAGTGTTGAAAACATTAACCAGTCATTAAAGAATTATAAGCAAGAAGCGCAAAACCTAGGATATAACGAACGTTTTGGTGTAGGTGCTGATTATTTCACTTCAAACAACCCGCTTAAGCGTTTTGTTGGCGGTGCCATAATGCAAAATATGCACCCATTAGAAACAATAAATCATCTTGATTTTTTCAGTGGTAAAGGTGATGAAATGCACCAAAGAAATTTAGCTAACATTCGTGGTAAGTTAAATGAATTGGTTAATACGCGCGCTAAAAATCTAAATACTCGATTTACGGAACGCGAGTATGCAATTCTTCAACAAAACAAGCCGAGCATATCAGATAATGAAACTACCTTAAAAGCAAAGCTACACGCCATTGAAGAAGCATTGCAAACAGCTAAAACAAGATTGATAGCACAAGAAAAATTATCAAAAGGTAAAAAGCCCGGTGAAACCCCGTTTGCTACGGCTAAAGCATTAAGTGGTGAGCAGATTGCAAAAGGTGTTGAAGGAGAAGTATCAGATTACTATAAAACGTTTATAGACCCAAAAAACCCTGCATACGTAATACGTCCTAGGAGTCAATAAATGCCATTTGAAAAAGTTAATCGATACACTGGCGAGGTCACACCGATTACGGATGAAGAATACCAGCAAGCCCAACAGCAAGCTAGGTATGCACGTGAAGGCTTTATGCCTAATCTCAAAAAAGCATTTGAATCACGGGCTAATCAAATAAAAACACTGGGTAATCCTACTACACCCCCCCCAGAAGTGTCACCGAACTTTGCCGGTAATTTAGGACAACTGTTAGGCAGCATTGGCGCGGATGTGCCAGCAATTGCCGCGGCATCAACTACCGGAGCCGGTGCGGCTCCTTTGTTACTTGCTTATGGGACAGCCACTTCGCCAGCACCTACAGGCGCTGAAAAATTAATGAGTGGCTTACTAATGGGATTGCCAGCAGCAGCCCCTAAAATTGCTGGGCGCTTAAAAAGCGGCATAAGTGAATTTTCAGAGCCAATGAGTGCAGCAGAAAGACCAACGCCCTCATCTGGTGCGGCTCAAGGTGAAGCGCCTCCATCTGGTGCAGCTCAGACACAAACGCCTAGACCACAAAATACATTAAAGCAAATGATTGATGATTTGCAGCGTCCCGGAAAAATTGAAAAAGAAATTGAAGAAATAAAGCCAATTAAAGAAGCTGAAAAACTCAAGTCTGAATCATTAGGTGAGGACTTTACTGGAAATATTGATTCATTAATTGAGAAAAAAAATCAACTTGTTGAGCAAAAAGCTAACAATTTAGAAAATAAATTACAGCTTGGTGATATGGAAGGCGCCAGAGGTGACTTGGTTTCTAATGTTAAAGATGTCGCGCAAGCGTTACGTAATACAAGTAAAGAGCGTTATAGCTCTTTTGAAAAAGAGCATGGTAAACAGCCAATTGATGAACAAATTAATTTTAATGAGCTCAAACGCACGCATGGCATTAATGAGGGCGTGCTAAATTTAGCGCCTGAAATAAAAAAACTGATTGAACCGCTAAAGCAACCAGAAGTAAAACCCACCCTGAACACGCAGCTGGGCATGAAAACAGAAGTGCCCGAAGTAACCCACAGTGTTAAGGATTATTTAAAGCTTTACCGTGCAATTCGTGACAAATCGTTTGATTTAAGTGAACAGGCAAGAAATTCGATCGACCCACTGAAATCGAATTTAGTTAGTGCAAGTAAATCGCTTAATCAGCTTAAAGACGACGTTAAAACCGCGTTTGAAAAGTCACTTGATACGAAAGGGTTAAAAAAGTTTACTGATGCGCAAGTCTATTATAAAAATCATGTTGCGCCGTTAAACACTCATGCGCCGACCCGTAATTTGTTACGTAAAGAAGTGGTACCGGATAATTATTTTAATGCATTAAACCAGCCAGGCACGCGAAAGCTATTAGATAAGCTCTTAGAGAATGAAAAAATGAGCAACACAATGGCTAGGCATTATTTAGCGAATAAAAATGTGCTTGATATGTCGCCGCAAAAAATTGTAAGTGTGCTTAATAGTGACATTGGAAAGACGTTTCCTGATGTTTTACATGATGCGTTACGTGATTATGCAGGGCACAAACACGATGTTAAATATTTAAAATCTTTGCGTGCAGATGCTTTAAGCAAGTCAAGTAAAGCCCCTAACGCAATGGTTAGGCAGCTTTTAGAAGATAACCCAGCGTTACAAAAGCCTTATAAAAATCTAAAAGACAGTCAAACCCGTGTCAAAAAACTTGAACGTCAATTGATACAAAAGGGGCTTGACAAGAAAGAGGCGAAAAAACAAGCAGAAAAATATGGTGCTTTGTTATTTGCTGCAAAGAAGGCAGGTAAATTAAAAAGCAAGTTATTTAAAGTTTTTACTTTATAAGGTGGACTAATGAGCACAATTGTAAGAGGAAGCAACCCTATCTGGTCATTAGTTGACTTGGATGGCAATCAACTGGACGACACGTATTACTTGTTTGTTTTGCAACCAACAATTCCCTATCTGCCCGCAAATATTTATCAAGATTCAACAGGCACGGCACGCGCTAACCCAGTGCAGTTTTTAGGTAACGGTACGTTACCGGTTAATTTGTATTTTGATTCAGATACAACTTATCGCTTAGAGATAAGGCAGGGGAACACAAGCAGCGACCCGTTAATTTATTTAATTGATAATTATAATCCTAATGGTGGTGGTTCAGGTGGTGGCGATACCCCTATAACCAGTGTGTCGTTAAATACAGATAACCAGTTAAGCAATCCTCAGTTTGCGGTGATTAATTTCCCTGAGACTTACACTATATCAGCAACTGACCCTGATGATTTTGAATTTGCACCTGGTTGGTTTGTGCACCTGGAGGGAACAGGAACGTTAACACTTACAAGGCAAACGTATAGCGAGAGTCAAAGCAATAACGAAACTAATGCCTCTTATGCTATGAAATTTGATGTTGCTTCGTGGGATGTATCGTATATATACCAACGTTTTGACCAAAATGGTGTTTTATGGGCTGGTAAAAATGTAAGCGCGTCATTAATGGCCAAGGTTGGTGCGGGTAACTTTGAATTAAATACACAGTTATACGATTCAATTGGCACGTTACTAGGCGAGCCGTTGGAAAACATTACAATTAATACCTCGTATGATGAATATAGAGGTGTTGTAACGCTACCCGATTCAGTAAATACCGGCACACCGCCAAGTGCTTACATTGAATATAGGGTTAACCTGCCTTCTGGAGTCAATCAAGAATTTGATGTAACTAGTTTGCAGCTAGTAGCGGGTGATTTAGAGGATGCAGCTAATTACGAGCAAACCACGATTGAGCGTCAAACTGACCAGTTATTTCATTATTACTATGATTCGATACAATTGCAGCCTAAAGAAAATTTTTTAACCGGTTATAATTTTTCATTAAATCCTTTTCAGTTTTTAAGTTCGACGATTACCGCACAGGCTACGAATAAATATGTTGCCGACCAATTAATTTGCATACAGCAAAATATTGTAGCGAGCGCAACAGGTAACAACGTTCAAACTGGACGCGCTGCACTTGCTGATAATTATGGATTTACAGTTAAAGCAAACACAAGTAGCAATCAGTTCGCGTTAATTGAGTACATAGATGAGCAAACGATTAGGGGTTTATGGAATAATAAAGCGAGTCTTTTTGTTAAGTTGAAAGCCGTTAAACAAAACTCAGGGGCTAACTTGCGCATGAAAGCTCGGTTGATATATCGAGCAAGTGCGTGCCCGACAATTGCAGCCAATGAGCCTATTTTAACGTGGTCGGCTGGTTCAGACCCAGTATTTACCGCTAACTGGACGGCAATAAGCCCTGCAATTGATGCGGTTTATAATTTAGATAATGGTGAAAATACAATCACATTTGATAATTTCCAATTACCTGCCAGTACAAACGCTGCGATGACGCTTGGCGTGGTGATTTACACCATTGATAACATGACAGAAACTGGCACACCTGATGAAATAATTTTTAAAGAAGGTGCGCTTGTAGCCAATGAGTTAGCAGCACCGCCTAGCGTTATTACTGCCGATCAAATGATTCAAAAATGCCAATATTATTATGAAAAAAGCTATGGTATTGGGGTGTTGCCAGGAACATCCACGTTTACAAGTGCGCAAATTGTAACACATGGCTGGTGGTACAATGGTTCAGGGTATTTTGCATCACTAAACCCGTTTCATATTCCGTTTAAAACCAATAAACGTAAATCCCCTGTAACGGTTATT